AAAGAAAGAAGCGACTCCAGCTAAATCAATGCCTGGCTCTGAGATTAAAAATGTCACAAAGAGTCAGACCCTCCACTCGGAATTCCCTCCACACATAAAACGTATCCTGGAGCATTATAGGCATATAAGCTAATGAGTAAAATACATATTGAGGAACATTTTGGACCTTTATTTCAATTTATTCATTTAAAAACCGGAAAGTTTCGTAAAGCCACCGCAAACCCTAAAGCGCAAGTAGTTATACTAACTGACGAAGTTTTAAAAGAAGCTAAAGTACCTGAAAAGGACTTCGCAAATTTTAGGAAGATGGCGTTTGCTTGGGCAAAGAAATGGAATTCAGAAAGTTCCCTGAATGACCATATGGCTCAAATCCCGGGAAAAGAGTATATAGTACTAAAAGACTTTGGTCAAGTAGGCTCATTTTTTAGAGCTGCTAGAAGATATAAATTCCTGAAATCTGGTAGTGTACTCCATAGAGGACATGTAACCGCAGTAGTGAGAGAAGCAGCAGAATCGGCTGCTAGAGACTCTTTACAGAATTTAGAGAACGCAGGAACTGACCCTCGCATTTTAAAAATAATAGAGGATAGGATGTATGCAAAGTTAGAGGCAGTACAACCAGCGTTAAACTACAAACTTACTCGACATATAGATAATAGAATGTTCAACAATAAGTTAGAGTATACTATTATTTTTCCAGAACTTAAAAAGGCTAACTTAGGAAAAAAGGAGGAGGCTGCATTATATTTCGCAGTAGAAGAAGCTACAAACCAATTTGTAGAATTATATAAAGATAAGCTAGTTGACCTAAAGGGCTCAAAATCTATTATAAAAGCTACTAGTGAGACTGTAACTGAAATGCTTATTGGTAAAGGAGTAAAAGGGTACAAAAAGACAGACAAAGGCAGACTAAAAGGTAAACGAACAGCAAAAAGAGTAAAAACTAAAGCAGCTGTTATACCTAGACTACGAGATGAAAAAGGTCAATTCACTTCTGCAATGAACATACAAGCTATATTAGACCAACGTATCAAACAGCAGGTACAGGATAACATGGGGCAAGGTGGAGCATTAGTAAATAGAACAGGAAGATTTGCACAATCTGTTTCAGTAGAAAAAGTTATGCAGTCTAGACAAGGTGTACTGACTGCGTTTTATACTTATATGAAATCTCCTTATCAAACTTTTGAAAGAGGGTATGCCCAGGGGTCACTAAGAAGAGACCCTAGAAAAATTATTAGTAGGTCTATAAGAGAAATAGCAATGGAAACTTTAAATCATAAATTACCAATTAGGACTAGGAGAGTATAATGTCAGCAAAATCACGTTCAGGAATTACTAATGCGATTATAACCGAATTAAAAAAGATTAACGGGGGTAATATAGCAGGTAGTTCAGATACATACTCTGTAGATTTAGCTGATAATGTTACTAACAAACTTATATTTTGGGACGAAGTAAACGACTTTCCTTTTGTTAGTGTAGTTCCTGGAAATGAAACAAGAGAATATCACCCTGGAGGATTTAAGTGGGGTCACTTAGGTATCAATATTAGAGCCTATGTATATGGGGAAGAGCCCCTCGACGAATTAGAAAACGTTTTATATGAAATTGAAACTCAGTTAGAGAGAGACCATACATTAACTTATGATACTGGTAAATCTACTGAGCAAATAACCATTTTATCAATCGCTACGGATGAAGGCTTATTGGCACCGTACGGGGTTGGTGAAATAACCTGTGAAATCAGGTATCAAGTAGTCTAATGTAATGACAGACAATAGTCAAGTTTATTACTAAAGGCAAGAGAAAAAGAAGGAGACCTTTATGGCACTTTCATTAAGCAGAAATGCAACGCTTATTCTATCTTATCAGGCAAGTACAGCCACCGCATGGGACGGTGCTGGACGAAATCCTGCTGAGGCGAATACATTTGAGATTCCTATTTTAGATGGGTTCTCATTTTCACAATCAACGGGTACGCAAAACGTAACGTTGAATGAAGCAGGTGCATCTCCAAAACGTGGTCAAGCAATGTTTAACACATCGATTGAACCCGTAGATTGGAGTTTTACTACTTACATGCGTCCTAGAATTGACGATTTAACTTCTGACCTTCATGGTATGACTGAAAAAATACTATGGAATGCACTAGTTTCAGGAGTCAAGACGGACAACGTAGGTACTGGTGGTATTACATCCACTGCTTCAACATGTACTGTCGATTTAGAAGAATCAAACAAAAACCAGTTATTAAAACTAACAGGTTGGTTTGTATTCTCTGATTCAAGTACAAACTACAGACTTAAAAATATGTGTGTAAACTCAGCATCAATGGATTTTGATGTTGATGGTATCGCACAAATTACATGGTCGGGATATGCAGAAGCAATTGACTCTGTAGCTCAAGCAGCTACACCCGAAACTGGCGATCACGCTACTGACGGATATGCAATTGCTCCAGCAACAGCGGACTTTATTCTAAATAGACTTAGTACTGTTTCACTAGTATCTAGTATTTCAGGAAGTTCTAAAACATACACCTTTGCACTTACAGGTGGTAATGTAACTATTGATAATGGTATCTCTTATGTGACACCAGAATCTTTAGGTAGAATTAATGTTCCAATCGGTCACCAGACCGGCACAAGAGCTGTTTCAGGTAACTTTACTGCTTACCTAGACACTGCTGCTCTAAGCACAAAGGTCATGTACGACGATATCTTAGCTGACATCAACGCTGCAGACCCTGATACTATTACTAATGTTTTTAATATTACTCTAAGTATCGGTGGAGCTTCAGCTCCTAAAGTAGTATTCACAATGCCAAAATGTCACTTAGAGTTACCATCTCTAGACACAGCGGATGTTATGGGTGTTACTATTAACTGGACAGCGTTAGAAGACGGTTTCGGTACTGGAAACGACGAAGCAACAATTGCTTATACTGGTTTAACAGTAGTATAAGTAGTTTTATAGTGAGGTATCTCATGTACCTCACTATTTTTTAAATTTTTTAATTAAAGGTAAATATTATGACAGAAACAACAGCCCCGAGTGGAGCAGCATTTCAGAGCTTATCTGACTTACTTACTCCTAGCAAACAAATGAGTGTTGAGTTCCCAGGGTACGAAGGGTTCAAAATCACAGTTACATATTTAGCAAGAGAGGAATTGCTAAAACTTCGTAAGAAGGCTATTACTACTAAAATTAATCGTAGAACTAGACAGCCAGAAGAAGAATTAAACGAAGAAGTTTTCCTCAAAGAATATACAAAAGCCGTAGTCAAAGGCTGGTCTGGGTTAAAGATGAAGTACTTAGTTCAACTTATACCTGTAGACGAAGATAAGATAGCTGACATGGAATCAGAGCTACCATTTACTTTAGAGAACGCATTAATTATGATGGAAAACTCTAATGATTTTGATGCGTGGTTAACTGAAACAATTGGTGATTTAGCAAATTTTACGACGACCAGTTAGACTACTGGTCCGATCGTTTAAAAGAGCACTTCCAAGGTACGGGTCATTCTTATGACCGACAAAAACGTATCGATATGATGATTCAAATGGAAGAAAACGATATGGAAGTTGACTGGTCTGAACTAGACAAAGACGAAGGCGAGAATTGGCCTATATTATTTCAACAAGCCTTTGCAGTTTGGGGTAATTTGTCTGACCAGTGGGACGGAATGAGCGGTTCTTATTTTGGTAAACAAATGTCTGGTATTCAAGACATTATGAATATTCTAGAAATAGAGGAACAAAAAGAAGTATTAAAAATAGTTAAAATTATTGATGGTAAGTACTCAAAGGAAGTCAATAAGAAAAACAAAGACGCGCACAAAAAGAAGTAACTATGGCTGAAAAAATCGTAAAAAAGGTAATCATTGAGGTAGACGATAAAGGCTCCCTCAAAAAAACTGGTAAAGATTCCCAAACACTAAATCGTAATATGAAGGGACTGTCCCAACAGTCTTCTAATGCGTCTAAAAACTTTTCCAAACAAGCCCAAGGCATGCAAGGTGTCTTAGTTCCTGCTTACGCAGAAGTCGCAGCAAGGGTGTTCGCCCTCAGTGCTGCTTATCAAGCTCTATCTAGAGCCTCAGATTTCAGAATATTAATGCAAGGTCAAGCTGAATACGCTAAACGTACTGGTAAAAACATGGGCGAAGTCGCTAAACAAGTACAGAAAGCAGCAAAAGGTATGTTAGGTTTTGCAGATGCATCTTCCGCAGTTGCTTTAGCTACTACGTCTGGGATAGGTTCTGGACAAATTGTAAAAATGACAAAAGCAGCCGTAGATTCCTCTACTGCTTTAGGACGTTCTGTGCAAGATACAATGGATCGTTTGACTCGTGGTATTGTAAAAGCTGAACCAGAAATACTCGACGAAATTGGTGTTATTATTCGACTTGATAAGGTTTATAAAGACTATGCAGAGTCAGTCAGTAAAAGTACACAAGAGCTATCTGAAGGTGAAAAAGCTACTGCCAGATACAATGCAATTATGGGGCAGTTAGAAACTAAGTTTGGAGGTATATCTGACAAGGTAGACCCTAATTATATGAGGGCAGCTGCAGCAACCACCTTAGACATTGTAACTAGATTAAGTGCCCAACTTACAGGAATATTTAATCCTGTATTAAAGTTTTTATCTGAAACAAAGTCTGCCGTTATGGTTATTATAGCTGTAATACTTAAAAATATTGCGGGAAAAGTATTTCCTATGTTTAGTACTATGGGTGCAAGTATCGCAGCTTACCCTGCAAAAATGGCTGCAAATGTAACCCTCCTATCTGGACAAATTGATGTAATGAATGCTAAGATGGCTGCAAATAAAGTGATAACAAAGGACTTTAACTCAGCAATCAATAAAGCAATGCCTACGAAATATAGAGGGGCAGCATGGAATACTGCAGGCACAGGAGCGGCAGGGCAAAAAACTAAACTTAGAAGTATGGGAGCTAGTTTAACTCGTGCTGAAAAACAGATGGGTAAAGGAGCCTCTATTACCACAGGTAAATACGCAGGAATGACCCGTGCTCAGTTAAACGTAATGAAGGTCGAACATAAAGCGTTACAAAAAGAGATAGGTAAAACTCATACAATAAATCAAAGGTTCGCAGCAGAAGGAAGCTTAGCGGTGGCTAAATTTAATAAAACTGTTGCCCAAACTAAAATGTTTTTTGCTACAGCAGCGGCATCCGCTACGCAGTACTTTACCACTACAAAACAGTTAATAGCTGATAGAGGATTTATAGCCGGTACTGCTATGGCTGTAAGAGCTGTTGGAATGGAATGGACAAAAGCAGCCACAGCTGCAACTCTGTATGAAAGAAACTTAAAAAGAGTGGCAGCAACAACAGCTATGCTAGGAGTTATAACTGCAGTACTAGGTAAAATACTTAGTAAGGCATTCGCAGTAATTGTAGCATTAACTATGTTCATTAGTATTGGTAAAATGATACTTGATATGTTTGTAGACTTCGATACTCCTTTTAAAAAGGCTGCAGATGCGGCTAGTGATTTAAATGCAGAATTAAAAGAACAAAAAGAGTTATTTGACTCTAGAGACTCTGTAATAAGCATGCAAGGAATTGCAAATAGTTTTGATGAAGCAATGGCAAACTCTACTTTTGCTGCTAACTTTGCAGAAAAACTGTCTTCAAGCCTTAGGGATTCAATGAAAATCCTTAGTAAAGACCTAGATAAAATGGGGTTCTGGGATAGTTTAATAAATGGAATTAAGAAAATATTTGATAAAGATATAGTATCAAATATGTCTAACGCTGCATCTCAAACTGCCTTAATGGTAAACGAGGCGTACCCTGAAATAGCCAAGCAGGTTAGAGATAAGTACAAGGTTAGTGGGTCTAAAATTGATAGGAGTACCACATTGTACAAGAAGGAATTTAAATCGTTTTTAGAGGGTATGTATGGTGCAGGGTACACAGGTATAGTAACAGAAAGCATGTTTGAGGGGTCTCTTAAGGGGGATAACCTTACTAAGCATCAAACGGGCAAAACAATGGTCGATTATATTGACGAGATTATTAAGAGTACTGCAGACCCAGTAAAAAAACAGCAAAAACTAGCAGCCATAACTAAAGAATATAGTAAACTACTAGATGAGCAAGAAGAAAAAGAAAGAACTAGACTAAACGACTTAAAAGCTTTAACTGACGCAATGGATGCGCTATCTAAAGCGAACAAAAAGTTTTCAGAAAGCTTACTTACAAAAACAGGTGTACATGGTATGGCTGTTGAATTCAAAAAAATAAAAGGTATTATGGGACAAAATAACCTTAGTAAGACTGAAAAATTTTTAGCTCTCGACGCTAAGGGATTAATACCTGATAAATTCAAAGCTAAAAACACTAGAACGGGTTTTAACCGAGGTGGAGATAGGTTTGAAGATGCATACGAAGTACTTATGGCGGCGGGCGGTCTAACTGCCATAATGGAAGACTTTGAAGCTTTAGATAAAAAACTAATGGAATCTACTACTAAGCGATTGAGACACGAAGCAGAGCTTAAAGATTTACAAATTTTTGGTAATAGTGCTTTAGAGGAGCAGGTAAAGAAAAAACAACTTATAGGAGAGCTAGCTTTAGTAGAGTCGCGGGAGTCTTTAAGATTACTTAAAGGAAACGAAAATGCTACCGCTCATGATATTGAACAAGCAGAATTAAAAGTAGCATTAAAAGAAAAAGAAATTAATGACTTAGGTAAGATATCTTTAAGACAAGCAGAATATAGAGCAAAACTAGAAGGAAGAACCCTTACTATAGTAGAAAAAATAGCTGCCCTTAAATCTGACTATGGGGATAATCCTTTGTATGTAGGAATGGCTGCAGACGATGCAACTGCTTTTTATACAAAGTATATGGATACTTTAGATAAGTCTATTAAAAAACAAGATAAGTTAAACTTACTAGTAGCAAATTTTTCTCAAATGACTTCGGGTCAGAGAAGAAATATTAGAGCCGCACAACAAAAAGCTCTACAGTTTAGTTCTTTTGCTGGTAGTGGTAATACCTTTTTAAACCATCAAATAATAAATGATTCAATGCTCAAAGGAATTGGAGAAAATGAGTATAAAAGAAACCGTACTGCAGAATTAATAAGTGAGAATCCTGTCCTTAAAATGCATAAACCCGTTATAGACTTATATCTAAAAGTAGAAAAACTTCGAGCAAAAAATCTAGACAGGGATTTATTACTTCAAGCAGAAAAACAACTAATTGAAACAGAATATAAACTAGCTTTAGAAGCTGAACTAGACGCTAAATGGAAAGAAAGAGCAGATGTCTTTGGAGGAGCAATGAAGACAATTGCTGATGGATTTGGTAGTGCTATAAGTAGCCATTTTAATGATATATTCATGAATAAGAAGCTTGAGAAAGGCGCTTTTAGAAACGCTATAGCTCAATCATTTGCAAATGCTGGTTCCAAGATAATTGGAGATACTGTACAACAACAAGTCTTCGGAAGATCTGGAATTGTATCAGGTATGCTTAAAGCGGGCGGTATGAGTGATAAATGGCTTAATACTTTATTCCCTAAAACAGAATTAGAATTAGCACAAGAAAGAACTAGTCTTCTTAAAGACATGTTGGTTGAACTAGAAGAACTTAATGAAAAAAGAAAAGTTACTGGTTCTGTATATCCTGGAGACCCCAATAATGTAGTACCGGAGGGACTAGCTAATCTCAAGGCTTTAGCAGAGAAAAGCACTTATGGTTTTGATAAACAAGGTAATTTTATAGGAGAGGGTATCTCCCTCGATACTAAACAAATATTAACAAATAAATTAGTTAGGCAGTTACAGGAGGAATCTTCAGGAACAACTTATGGAGGTAAGACTCATGTATGGGATAAGACATCGTCCTTTGCAACCTTTGGAAAAAATTTACAAAATGGGCATACCCCCAAAGCTAACTATAATGTACGAGATGAGTATGGCAGTGGTTATTACGACAGACTAGTAAAAAGGCTAAGTCTAGCAGACGCAGGTATTGGTTACGCAGGAAAGCCTAGTGGGCCGAATAAACCAGCAGTAGTTCATGACCACCAGACCTTTAAAGCCATTAAACATTGGATAGGGGACGTGAACTATAAAGTACGCGATGCTGATATGTGGGGGGATCCGTCGTTTAAGCGAAATAAATATAATGATAATTCTGCAGCTCTTGCGGCAATTAAGGAAGAACAAGAAGCAAAGGAAGCACTTAAAAACTTAACTGAAAGTGTTGATGATAATACTCATTGGACACAGCAAAGTGCTGAAGGGTTTACAGGTTGGCAAAGTAAGGTAAATGATTACTATGGAGGACATAGTAATTGGAATACTAGTATGAGCAATATGTTAGGCGGAAATCAGCAATCAGGTTTCGGAAAGTGGGGTCCAGGAGTAGGTAGCTTTAGACCTTGGGCAGGAGGCACCACCCCTACAGATAAATATGGTATAGGAAGTATGGTGGGAGACCTACTTTTAGGTATGATTTTCGCAAAAGGTGGAGTAGCTCCTGGAGGTTTTAGAGCTTTCGCCAAGGGTGGAATAGCTAATAGACCTACTTTAGGAATGGTGGGAGAAGGAGGCCTGAATGAGGCGATAGTTCCTTTACCAGATGGTAGATCCATACCAGTGAAAGGAGCGAGCGGTAATGTTACAGTAAACGTAGCAGTCGACGCTAATGGTCAATCGGGAGTAACAGATGTTTCCGGAGAGGGTGCAAAAGAATTGGGTTACTTAGTATCTCAAGCAGTACAGGCAGAATTAGTAGATCAACAAAGACCAGGAGGGCTGCTTAGCAGTTATTAAATATGGCAAATTTTAACACAGATATAAATATAATTCCTGATAGAGGTATGGCAACGGATCAATCTCCTAGAGTACATACTGCAAAGTATGGGGACGGGTATGAACAGAGGGTAGCAGCAGGTATTAATAACGTACCAGAAAGTTGGAGTTTGTCCTGGAATAATAGAACTAAAGCAGACGCCAATAAACTAGTTAAGTTTTTCGAAGACCAAGCAGGAGTAACTTCTTTTGATTGGTATCCGCCTGATAGTGAAATTTCTAGCACTACTACTGGTGCAACAACTAATAAACTTGTAGACACTACTCAGTATTTTACTAATAGGTACTTGAATTCTACAGTTACCGATGCTTCCTCTGGAACTGCGACTATTACTGCGATTGATAGTGCTACTACTTTATCTTTAAGTAGTAACCTTATGTCCTCGGGAGAAACTTATACTATATACCCTTATAAAAAATATATTTGTAGTAAGTGGAATGTAAAAACTCCAGTACTTGGGTATAAAACTATAACAGCAACATTTACTAGGGTATTTGAACCATAATGGCCGACAAGATTATAAGTGACGTTAATAAGTTAGAACCTGGAGACTTAATCGATTTATTCGAATTAGATATGTCCACAGGCACTGCTCCTAGTACCGAACCTATTTTTAGGTGGCACTCTGGTATTAACGAAAACTATCAAGAAATAGTTTGGCAAGGAAATAGGTATTCTTCTTTTCCAATTGAAGCAGATGGTTTTGAATTTTCTGGAAAAGGAGCAATTCCTAGACCTAAATTAACGGTAGCAAATATTACTACTTTATTATCAGGGGTTTTATCAAGTTATGACGATTTAGTAGGTTCAAAAGTTACTAGGAAAAGAACGTTTGCTAAATATTTAGACCCTTACTGTTACATTGGTGGTTACCCTGCTGGTGGAGTATGTGCAGGAGAATCGGGAGGTGCGCCTTTTAGTTTAAGTAAGGCGGACTGCCTAGACGCTACCAAAAACGGTGGTGCAGGAACATGGACAAGCTATACTAGTACTACTTGCGGTACTTGTAGTGTAGCTGGTCATACTACTCAATCGGCTTGTGAGTCTAACTCAGGAACATGGACACCAGGTATATGGTACGCCAGTGCACTAGCAGATGATGAAGCTTACTTCGCAGAAGAAATATGGTATATAGATAGAAAATCTTTAGAAACTAGAACGCATATAGAATTTGAACTAACTGCTGCCCACGATGTACATGGAGTCAAGTTACCAGGAAGAGCAGTAATTGCTAATACTTGTCCTTGGGCATATAGAGGGGTAGAATGTGGATATAGTGGTAGTAGCTATTGGAAAGTAGATAATTCTTCTACTAGTACTGCTTCTGAAGATGTATGCGCAAAAACCTTTACGGCTTGTGAACTTAGATTCCCAGAACCCCAAGAAGTCCCCTTCGGAGGATTCCCAGGTGCTGGAATGAAAATGGGATAGACTCCGATGGAATCGGAAACATTAGAAGAATTTAGAAAACATACTGAAAAAGAATTTCCAAAAGAAGCGTGTGGTTTAATTATTATAACTTCCAAAGGAAAAGAGCAGTACTTTCGAGCAAAAAATTTAGCGGAATCTGCGGACGAACAGTTTATACTAGACCCTATTAGCTATGCTGATGCCGAAGATACAGGGGAGATAGTTGGGATTTGTCATTCGCACCCTCACGAAGACTGTAAACCTTCTGATGCGGATAAAGTATCTTGTGAGACTTCTAATAAACCTTGGCATATATTAAGTTGGCCAGGTAACAAATTATTTAGTTGGGAGCCAAATGGGTATGAAGCACCTTTTGTTGGAAGAAGATTTTCATATGGAGTCCTAGATTGTTGCACTTTGATGCGAGATGTTTACAAAAAAGATTTGAATATAAATTTTGAGTGCATTTCGGGTCAAGATGAGTGGTGGTTAAGGGGAGAGAATAGATATTTAGATAACTATAAGGAACAGGGTTTTATCCAAATAAAGGATGAAACTGATATACGAAAATATGATATATTTTTGATAAAATTAGTTTCACCTGTGCCTAACCACGCGGCACTTTTCATCGGAAACGATCGAATTTTACATCATATACATGGTAGGTTATCAAATAGAGAAATTTACGGAGGGTATTGGCGCAAGCATACCACTCATCATTTAAGGCACGAATCGTTATGTTAAAACAAATAACTCTTTATGGAGAATTAGCAGAGAAGTATGGCAGAAGCTGGTCTTTAGCCGTCAATTCTCCATCGGAAGCGATGCAGGCTCTTGCAGCAAATAACCCTGGATTTCGAAACTTTGTAGCATCTTCACAAGATAGAGGGGTGGGCTATAAAGTAATGGTCGGTAAGACTTACTTAGAACACCAATCGGAAATTTACGACCCTTCAGGTAAGCAGGAAATAAAAATTGTACCTGTTTTACTTGGAGCAAAGAAAGGTGGCTTAGGTAAAGTAATACTAGGCATAGGATTAATGGTAGCTGCTCCTTGGCTAGCTGGAGTAGCAGCTCAAGGAGGAGCGGCTCTAGGAATGTCAGGTGCAATGGCGAAGGGAGCGGTTGGACAAATGGTAGTATCGGGAGGCTCGGCTATAGGAGTAGCTGCTCAAGGAATGGCTATGCGATATGGAAGTGCGCTTTTAATGGGAGGAATAGCTCAGTTATTAGCACCTACCCCAGATACTCCTAGTGATACTGATATGGAAAATTATAGTTTTAGTGGCGCAGTAAATACTACTCAACAAGGTGTTGCAATCCCTGTATGTTACGGGCAACTTATGGTTGGCGGAGCAGTGATTAGCGCAGGAATGAAGGCGGAAGATTACTAATGAGAGAAAGTGAATGGATTAGAGGCTCTGGAGGAGGAGGAGGCAAGGGAAAAGACAAAGGTAGTAGTTCGCCTAAAGAAGACGACAACACCTTATTTTCTGCTTCTAAAGCTAGGGTAATTGATTTAGTATCTGAAGGAGAGATAGTCGGTTTAATTAATGGAGCAAAATCTATTTTTTTAAACAGTACTCCTCTACAAGACGCAAGTGGAACTTACAACTTTGATGACTTCAGTTATGTAACACGAGAAGGTACAAATTCCCAAAGTTCCATACCTGGATTTGAAGGCTCAGAAAGTACTACAGAGCTTAATATAGAAGTAAAAAACGGGTCTCCAGGTCCAATAGTTAGAACCTTTAATTCTAGTACTGTAGATGCTGTAAGAGTAACTTTATACGTAAATGCTTTAACAGACATAAATAATGATGAGAGTACTTTACACGGTTCTTCCGTTAGTTATAAAATATACTTAGATAAGGATAGTTCAGGCAGTTGGTATTTAGCAAGAGAACACTCCATTAGTGGAAAAACTACTACTAAATATGAGAGGTCTTACAGACTTGATATACCAAACTCTTGGAAATCTTCGGGTTTTAGCACAATTTCTGTAAAGGTAGAAAGAACCACAGGTGACCCTTCAAGTTCTAAAGTAGTCAACAATTTATACTTTGGTTCTTATACTCAAATAATTGATAATAGATTAACGTACCCTAACAGTGCCTTAATTGCTACACAGATTGATTCTAGACAATTTGATAGTGTTCCTACTAGAGGCTATGAGATTAAAGGTGTAAAAGTAAAAGTTCCTAGTAATTACACTTCTTATGACCCTGGGCATTGTTCCATTGGAGGTTATAGAAGAAAAGATACTTGTACGGCTGCTGGAGGTACTTGGACAGGTACTCAAGTTGGTACTAAGTTATATGATGGTACGTGGGATGGCACATTTGACACTGAATGGACTTGTAACCCTGCTTGGGTACTGTATGATTTATGTACTGATAGTAGATACGGGCTGGGTAGATGGCTCTCTGACAATCAAATAGATAAATGGTCTTTATACGAAATAGCTAAATATTGTGACGCTGTAAATAACCAAGGAGATTTTATTGGTGTAGATGATGGTTGGGGTAATAAAGAAGCCAGATTTACTTGTAATTTATATATGACAGCGGCAGAAGAAGCTTTTAAAGCAGTTAGTGATATAGCCTCTATTTTTAGAGGTATGTTATACTGGCAAGAAGGTATGATAACTGCCGTTCAAGATGCTCCTAAAGACCCTATTATGAATTTTAGTGAGGCAAATGTAATTGGAGGAGAATTCACATATGAAGGAACTTCTAGAAAACAAAGACATAATGTAGCTTTAGTAACTTGGAATAACCCAGAGGATTTATATAAACAAAATGTAGAGTACGTAGAAGATGCTTCAGGAATTGTAGCTGCTAATAATCAAATATTTTCTACTAATGTAAGAGCTATAGGGTGTACTTCTCAGTCCCAGGCTCGTAGAATAGGAAAATGGTTACTGTATACTGAAAGATACGAAACTGAAACTGTAACTTTTAAAACTGGAATGGAAGGAGCAGGAGTTCGTCCTGGAGATCTTATTAAAATAGCAGACCCTTCTAGAGCGGGAGTTAGGTACGGAGGAAGGGTAGCCTCTAATAGTACTAGTAGTCTTATTAAATTAGATGCTGCTACTCCATTGACTGGTGGAACTTGTAGCGATAATTCTTACACTACTAAAGCGGCTTGTGAGGCTGCTTCAAAAACTTGGACAGATGGTCCAGTATACAATTTATCTTTAATTAATGCAGAAGCCGCCTGTGTAAGGAACGGTATAAAACAGTCAGAAACTTCAGAGTCTGCTTGTTTAAATGCAAATATAAACAATGAATGGAAACCTTTTACTTGGGTAGAAACTAGACCAATATCTGAAGATGGTACTTGGGACTATGCATCAACGGACGTTACTGAGATAAGCTTTGATGATAGCTATACTAATACTCCTACTGCAGAATATATGTGGATTCTAGAGGAAATGGGCAATGTAGAAGCTCAAGACTTTAGAGTACTGGCAACTAGAGAAATGGAACAAAACATGGTAGAAATTAGCTGTTTAAAGTACCATGTTGCTAAGTATAACTTAATAGAAGAAGATATAGCTTTTTCAGCTAAGTCTACTAGTATTTTACCTGATCCACAAGAAAAAGTTCCTGAACCTGATAATTTAGAAATATCAGAGGAACTATATTTAGATTCAAGAAATACACTAAAAAATAGGGCTACCTTTAGTTGGACAGCCCCAGTAATAGCAGGTACTACTACTTTGTACCCTTATGTTGCAAGTTACTATGTTGAGTGGAGATTAACTTCTCCAGTGTCTAACTGGTATTCCTTAGGAGAAACAACAACTACAAGTATGATTATTGATGATGCCCCACCAGGAACTTTAGAATTTAGAGTAAAAACTAGGAGAATATACTAATGGCTAATATATTTTCTAGATTTGCTATAAAGTCTGCTACAATACTAGGGAAAGTAGCCCCTCCTTCAGATGTAACTTTTAATACACCTGAAATTAGACCTACATCTGCAACTATATATTTTAGTTGGCCAGATATAACTGATGTAGACTTTAAGGAGTATGTAATCCAGAAAGCCCCTTCTACAGGCTCATGGGAAACTACATTATCTAATAATACTGAAGTATTCAGAGGAAAAGCCAATAATTTTTTATATACTTCAAGTAGTATGACTTTAGGAGTAATGAAGTTTCTTATAAAAGCAGTAGATACTTCGGGTATTTATTCTACTAATGCAGCACAACGTACAATAACTATAGATGGTGCAACATGGAATTCCCAAACTATATCTCACACTATTGAAGACGGCATGTTAACAATAACTTGGCCTAAGCCTAATACTACTCAGTTTGACATTGCTAGTTACCAAGTAAAATTTAGAACAGGTAACTCTTCCACTTCATGGGCAGGAGGTGTTTCAACAGGACATGGAACTACAGAAGGGGTGTTTAACCCCGCTAATACTTTAACCTTCCCAGTAACTTGGGGAACAGGAGAAGACGGGGATGCAACAGCGTATAGAACATTTATTGTTAAGGCGTTAGATGTTGCGGGTAACGAATCGGGAAATGAAATTTCTAAATCTATTCAAATAAATGCCCCTACAGTACTGTCTGCTGCACACCAATTCATTCAAAATGATGAAGGAACAAAGGTAGATGCTAGAGTATTTTGGACAGCTCCCTCTATTAGTTCTTCTCAATTACCTATAGCACATTATAAAGTTTTTTACCAGGATTATAAGACGGGGAGTAGTGCTCCCACATTTGCTAATAAGGGAAGCCCTTATTTATCTGAACTAGGTACTACAGAATTTAAGCAAGAAGTCGACTGGGGGCCTACTATTGAGAATAGTAATGGAACTATAACTTCCTCTTCCGGTACCTCTAGTGATATTAGGAGATACTGGGTAGTTCCCGTAGACTCAGCAGGTAACTGGGGTATTGCATACAATGTGCCAGAAAGTGATTATATACCTGATATAGAAGATGTTACAGTAACTAGACCTAACGCACCTACAGGATTAAATATTAGTGACTATTCTACTAAATCTTCAAACGGAGTTGTGGAAGTAACTTGGACTCTTCCAGTAGTTACTACTGCACCTATTACAAGTTTTAGAATATTTTGGGAGTTGCCTACATGGAACGCTACTACTAATAAACTAGCATCCACTAGGGGTGAAAAGAACTCTAAAGCGGGTACTGCCTCAAAGTACTCCACCCCTGTAACTTGGGGGCCAAGTAACGGTTCAAATGAAAGTACAAGAACTATACATTTAGTAGCTTACGATTCTGTAGGTAACATATCATTACCTGCAGGAATATCTGTTCCAGTAACAAACCCTAACCAAATTACAGCAGGTTCTTTAACTGCACAAGTTATTGATAATAATGTTATACTTAGATGGGCAGATCCCGTAGCTACTTCTTTACCTATTGCATCTTATGATATTTACAGGTGTCCTGCGGCAGGAACTTGTACTGTTACAGATTATTTAACCACTACTACTTATATTACTAATGTTGGTAGTACTAATACGTATTCTTTCTTTGAAACCTCATCTGGAACTTATAAGTATTTTGCAAGAACAAAAGACCTAGCAGGCAATTTTGCTACTCCTCAATCTATCCAAGTAGAAGTTAGTGAGCCTAGAGACTTTGAGGTATTAAATGAGGTAGATTCTAAGTATAACACCCCTGCATTAGCCGCTGGTTACTGTAGTGGATATGTATCTAGTAATGAAACAGACTGTGAAAATAACGGTGGAAGTTGGATAGAAGCTTCAGCAGCTTCTTGGACAAATATTGAGGATGAGAGTAACACTAGTGCGGTACTACCAATCAATACTACTGAAACCTGGCAACAACATTTTGTTAATAATAGCTGGGCTACTCCGCAGGCTCAAGTATCCGCAGGATATACATATTTTGTAAAACCAGAACAGACTGCTGTTTATTACCAAAAATGGGATATGGGAACAGAAATTGATTCTGCTACTATAACATTAACTACAACTTCAGAAGATAAAGTAGCGGCAGTGGCCTCCACTCCTATACTATATTATACTAACAGTGAGACAATTTTTGAAGTAGCAGACATTACCAACCATACAGGATGGACAGCGGGAACGGCAGGAAATACTTCTTTACTAGCTAATTCATTTAGGTACGTAAAAGTAAAAATAAGTTATGATGGCTCTACTAATAAAGGTTTTAAAGAAATTAGTAAGCAATCAATATCTTTAGGGCTTGGAACGGTTAGAGACCAAGCTACTTCAGATGTATCTATTACACATGCTAATAGAGCCGCGGGAGCTACAGTTACTTTTAATAAATCTTTTAAAGATGTTAATAGTATAACTGTGTCACCAAAATATATTAGTGGTGGAAACAACAACGGTAGACAGAATACCGCAATTTATGATTTTACAGATGTAGCTAACCCTACAACTTTTAAAGTGTACCTTTTGGATGCTCAAACAGGAGATTTTGCAGACGGTTCATTTACATGGCAAGCAACAGGAGTTTAAATAATGGCATATACAGCAGCAGATTGGGTATCAACTAGTGACCCAAAATTAGCGTCAACTTATTCAGATATAATAACTTATATTAGAAGGAGAGACGAAGACGTAGCTAGACAGTTTAATGATGATGATAATACAGAATTAGCATCAAACTGGGTAGAAGGCACAATACGTTGGGACGGAACCAATAAAAAATGGTTAATCAGAGGCTCGTCTAGTTGGGCAGATTTGGTAGCTTCAGGCACCCAATATGCAATAGACGTAGCAACTGTAGTGGGGTGTGCCCCCAATAACGCGGCAGGAGCTAGTAACCTGTCCAGAAACAATAATGCACTACAGAATAATTTAATAGCAAATTACTTAGGAGCATCGGCTCAAGATGCGGCATTTTTTAGAAACGCGAGTAACCTTAATGCGGGAACAGTAGCGGATGCTCGTTTACCTGCGACAATAAGTTCCGATATATCGGGTAACGCAGCAACTTTTACAACTTCGGCTAATAATACAAATAATGAAACAGTTTATCCTGTATTTGTAGACGGTTCAACAGGGTCGCAAGGAGCAGAGACAGATACAGGATTAACTTACAATCCTAGTACTGGTAATGTTACAGCAACTAAATTT